CAATACTTCAGCTTGGAAGATATTGCCCGGAGCCACGATCAATTGACGTGGAACCAAACGAATACGCTTACCGTTGTTGTCTACTGCTTGACGGATCTGGATCAACATCTGTTCGAGAGATGTTTGTGACAGAACAGCGGCTGTAGCTAACTGGTTGCTGAATGTGCCTGAAACGATTGGGTGAGCGGTGTTGATCAAAGATACACCGTCGCCGCCCGGATAGGCAGAGTTGAAAGCTGTGTTCAACACGTTAGCGGCTAACAATTCCTTGGTTTCAACCAAAGATTGCGCCAAGTGACGTGCGTACACTTGACCGATACGGATGTGGTCGCCATCTTCAACCAATACCTTGGTCAAAGCGAAGGCTAAACCATACACTTTGTAGAGGTAACGCTTGAGGAATAACACGCCACCTTGCTGATAGGTAACTGGTGTACCGTCAGGCAATTGTGGAGCGGCTCCAAATCCATAAAGGACTGGCTCTTCATGGTAGTTACGAGGAATACCATCTTCCTCACGGAAAACACGTGACCATTCATCGGCACGTTGGTCATAGACTCCGTCGAAGCACTCGTTGAGAATTGGCTCAACGATCGAACGGAAGTCCGTACTGCGCATTGGTGCGGCCATTTTTTAGCTCCTTATGTTAGCTGATAGCGTTGAAGCTACCGAAGAATTGAGAAGCGGAATTCACAACACGAACGATCGTGTATGCATCCCCCCAAGCATTGTCAACATATGGTGCTAAATCAACAACACGCATCTGACCATTGGCACCTACGTTAACTGCAGTGCTTGCGCCAAGAGTGGCGGCAGACAAACCAGTTGTAGAAGAACCGTTAGTTGTATTGCTGAAGTTGTACTCATTACCGATAGATGTTTGAGCCAATGAAGCGTCAGCTTGAATTTCGTAAACGATATTGCTGTCGTTGTAGAAATACGCTGTGCAAGTACCTGCTGTGTAAGCAGTGTTTGCAGGCCAGTAATTTGAAACACGGGCACGACCAGTAGTGTCAGTCCATTGAACGCCAGCAAATGCACCTGACCAAGCTCCAGTAGAGCCTGCAGGGATGATGGTTCCAACAGTACCGCCATTAGCAGTAGTACCATATTGAACTGGTTGACCTTTAAAAATATTAGAGGCATAACCAGAAACGATGCCGCCAGCTAACGCCTGAGCACGATCCAAACCTGAGGGATGGAACGCAGGACGCAAGCCAAACGGAGCAGAAGTTGCGGACATATCTTTTCTCCTAAAAATTAACCCGAAAATACGGGTGATCGATTTGGTTGCTGTTCAATAGAGCCCATACCGTCGCCTTCAACTCCAAGTAGTGATTTGCCATTGCTGTCACGACCTTGCAAGCTTTCCAATTGGATCTTGATCTTTTCTGCTTCTTCACGAGGTTTGTCGTGATGCATATGAGTCATGACCTCTTGGAATACATCCATTGGTAGTTTGAACAAAAGCATTTCATTGCATGAGATATAACCTACATGCTCACCTGACTTAACCTTATAGTCTTCAAAGCCGGGTAACTCTTCAGATTTAACTGGAACGTACCCTAAGCGAATCCGCTTATCGATTGAGTCATAGCTGTTAGTTGTTGATAGCCAACAAAGGTGCCACCCTTGCATATCGGGTAGTTTGGGCAATGCTGATTGCGTCCATTCCTCGCTCCACATTTTTTTACGTTCCTGCGTCGAAATGAACTTGTCTTCTGGTGCTGAATGGCTTGCTTCCCCGTTCGAGCGGTCTTGGCGACCATTAGCATTCAAAGATTTTTTGAGACGTGATTCCATAGTATTTTCCCCTTAGATTAATTGTTACGGTTAGCTCGGTCAAAAGCTATAAAGTTCTTGATCATTTTCGCCTTACGCTCTGGATTGTCCCAAGCACCAGCATCCTTCATAGCCTTCACCCTTTCAGGGGAAAGTACGAACTGGGAGCGGTTACTGCCCCCATAAGCGGCTGATGCTTCACGTCCTGAGCTACCCACAACATTCCTTGGTCGTCTGACACTACGGGATTCGTCGTCATTACTATCATTGTAACGATGTGGCAATTCTTTTTGCAAGCGGCTATCTAATTCATCCCAATAGTCAGGATCTTTTGCATCCCAACCTTGTGCCGCCATCACTTCGTCAATCTTCTTGGCGATCCGACTGTCAGCATCTGAACCAGATGGATCGTACCAAGAATTCTTTTTGACCCATTGGGCCGCTAGTCGCTGAATCATTGGATCTTGCGCTGGAGGAGTGTTTGGTTGAGCACGTTGCTTCAACTCTCTGTCAGCTTGCGAGCGAAGAGTGTTTAAATGACGAACTTCTTCTTGCGCAGACTGCCAAAGTGTTTGAGCTTCAACCAAAGCTTGACCGTCGCCATTGTTTCCGGCTTCAGCAAGCTTCATCTTTGCGTATTCAAGCTTCACTTGTGCATCGTCAATGCTTTTTTCGATGCGAACAATCTGTTCTGACTTGGTATTACGCTCCAATTGACTCAATCGACGCTTGAATTCTTCATTCTCCCGTTGCAAAGCTTGCAAACGGACGTCTTTTTCCTGATTTGTTTTGCGAATCAGGTCTTTTTTCGCACGACGACGGTTGCGTTTCGCCGCACGGAGCTCTTCATCGTCATCAGGATGGTCATCATCAGCAGGATCTGCCGCTGGATTTCCTTCTTGAGCACGTTCAAAGCCATTTTGCTCGTTGGTTTCTTCTGCACCGAGCAAATCTTCAGGTACTTCTACCGTTGCGGAGCCATCTTGGCCCTCAATAACGGCTAAATCTTCATCTTTTTGGTTTTCAGCCATTTAATTTCCCCTTAAACGTAAGCTTTAAACGACAACGGATCATCCGTTACCGCTGAAATAAGCTCATGGTCGTTGATAGTCATGAATAAAACTGGTTCTTGTTCCTCTTTACTGTTGTCGACTTCACTCGGAACGTAACGCTCCCAGCGATCTCCACCCCATTTAGGAACACGAACGAAGTCACCAATCTCAGCCCAACATCCTTCGGCCCAAGGTTGCATGGTGTCTCTGTTCTTGAATGCCAATGGGCCAACAGCCACGACCTTGCCGATCATGTTGTTCCATTTTTCATTCTCTTTGGTTTCATCCACGATGATGATTCGTCCAGCCTTCTTCTTAATGCGTCGAAGTTGCACGATCACACGACCCCCAAATGGACGTTGTCCGGGGTTTACTTCAGGGAACGCCCATGACATTTCGTCAGCATCAGGCGTGCCCTCTTTCCCTGCAATAGTAGGGATCTTTTCTACTTCACTCATTTTCTTTCCTTTCACATCATATTTCAGATGCATTACGCACTTTTCAGTGCTAGGGTTTTACTCTTTGTTTTCTTCCTCTTCCAACATGCTGTCGATCATATCTAAGGCAGATTGAAGCCCTTGATATTCACCGACCATCCGCTGGTACGACTCCCAGTTAAAAGGTGTCCCTACTGCTAGGGCCAACTGCAACTCAGAATGTCGTATCTTAATCCTATGGATTAGTGCTTCGATCATTTGTGTTTCTTAGCGTGAGACAAACCGCCATGAGACTTGTGGCTAGATGAACCAGTGCTTCCACCTTTAGGTGTCATGCTTGTTCCATCCAACTTTTCGCCTTGGGCAATTCTCTTATGCTGAGGAACATTAATACTCTTTTGTTCTGCATCAGATGCCATTTGGAGCTCCTTCTTGAGGTTGTGTAGCAGGTGCTACGGGTTGCACAGGCGGAACCTGTGATTGGGCTTGAGCGACGTTTTGAATCGTCTCATGCGTCAATTCTGCGTTCTTGATAGCAATCTTAGTCTGATTGTCATCAATGTGTTCTTGCATATCCTTTTGCAACTTCTGTTGTGCCAACTGGATATCCGCTTTGTCTTTTTCAGTCTTGCGCTGTGTCTCAGCCATGCTGGTGTCCTTAACGACTTGTGCGTCAGGTGGCAAGCTTGGAGGTGCACTGCTACGTTGTTGAGCCGCTTGGATAAGTTGCTGGAAAGGTTGCTGGAATTGCTTGAACACTTCTGTTGTGTCGAGCATAACGTGGGCACCAATCGTCGTGTAGACACGGTCGATAGTTGGTGTGTATGTTGGATCATCGTAGTCATCCACAGGGCCACCTGTAGTCTTCTCGACGTATCCATTGGAACGATTGAGATACCACAAGGTCATGTGTTGCTTGATGTGCTCGATCAGGTTGTTCAGATAGCTTGGATCTGCAAATGGTGACTGGCCCAAGAATGGGTTCAGATAAAACTGCAGGTGATCCTGAATGTGCGCAATGTGATCTTGCTGGACGTATGCATAGGCAGGCTGTCCAATCAATAAAGCGGCATTCTCATCGGCTGATGTGCGTTGCTCAGGGGCAGGGACGTCCTTCATCAACTCATTGATGTTCGGTACCTTCATTTGCTTAAGTACACGAGACAATACGTTGCTAATGTTGAACTGGTCAGGATGCTTCTCAGCCAAAGCCAATACAGCCTGAGACTGAGCCATACGCTGAGTTTCAGAGAAGATATTAGGATCAGAGACTGGGACTACGTCGGTGTTCTTATCAAAGTCTTGACGAGTGATTTCCAGATCGGCAACCACGTCGCCTTTTTGCATCTCATCAAAGTACCAGCGATTGAGTCGGCAAAGGATCTTCAATACACGAGCTTGTGATGAATGCAGGCGTGCATGGATGGATGAGTAAACGTGCGCACCTTGCTCGATCAGAGCTTGAGCCGTACCCACAGGCATGTTGTTGGTAGCGTCGGCAATCTTCTCTTCGGAAGTACTGATCACACCTTTAGCGGCTTGATCTAACCAGCCAAGCAATTCCATCAGCACTGGGCTTGGTGGGTTAAATGGCATTGGCATGGCGATCTGACGGATGTCTTGTACGCCGGGAGCTCCTTCGATCTCTACGATCTGTGTGACGTCTACCTGTTGGCTCTGTCCACTGATCTTTGCTCCTTTGAGCTTGAGCATCGTAGCCGCATTGTTAATGTGCGCACTATCCAATAGAGCACGCAATGAGCCAGTAAGAGCGGCACTAAGACCACCAATAAGATGAGGCAGGCCAATAGCATAGGCACCACGCCAAGGTATAAATTTAAACTCAACAATCCAATCAAGCTTAGTTCGGGTCTCATCTGATTCCTCCCAGTTGCGATACAGGCCAACTACTTCGTTGTCCAGTTCGTCGATCATTAGGATGTAAGGAGCGTTCTTACCCTTAGTGTGTTTGTCTTCGTCGATTTCAAGCCATGTGTAGATGTGATACACCTTACGCAGTCCGTCTTTGTTTTCTTCAAATTGCTTGCCTTCAACCTTGTTGTTGGCTTGGGCTACTTTGCCTTCTTCAAGAGACTCAGTCGCCTTCATGTAGCTAATGTCACGGTACATGCCAGTACGAATGCGACGCTCGAACTCGTAGGTGGTGATCTCGTGAATTTCAGCCGCACGCTGGGCGGTATAGAAGTTGGTTGCCGCAAATGGCAGGATGACTCGGTCAATCGGTAGGAACTCTACGACTGGACGCTTTTTCTCTTCGTCGAACCATAGCTTGAAGTACTGTGAGCCACCCAATGGGAGCTGAGTCAACAGTTGTTCTTGCTCGTCTTTGAACTCTTCGATCTGTTCGGTGATCTGCCAGTTCAGGTATTCAGCCTTGCGCTCTGCAGTAGCCGACTTTAGGTTGTCCTGTGGGCCAAGGATCTTAGTCTTGACTGGGCCATCAGGTGGGAACATTTCTTTAATGGCACGGGCGGCAAAGTCCACACAGCCTTCAGCCATTGCAGGGTGAACGACTTTAGATGCACCCATGAATGTGGCACCACCGGGGGCGTCATTGCCCATACCAGTACGCTTGATGCCTTCTTCGTATTGCTTGTCACGCAGTTCTCGAGCTTGTTTATCGGACTCCAATAAGTCAAGGTAACGGAAGGTCAGGTCAGATAGAGTGCCGGGCGATATTGAATCAGCCAAGTTGTCATAGAACTCAGGATTGAATTCAGGGCCATCATCTAGCTCAATGATTGCCGAACCGTCTTCCTGTTCTTCGATATCGTCTTCAGCAATATCTACGATGGCAGAACCATCTTCTTGTTCGTCAATATTGATATCGTCGTGGTCACTCATTATTTAGCCTTCTTACGTTTTGAATTGCGGAGTGCTCTTAAGTCCAGCCCTTTATGCTTGGCGGCTTTATGAGGATTCCGTAGGTGATGCTTTGGCTTTGTATAACCTTCAGGATCATTGTGATGCTCAAGGCCATGGAACTGGGAGTAAAAGTCCTCTACAGGTATTTTCTTTTTAGATGTCATTCTTTGCCCCCGTCATCATTAGTAATTGGAATCATTCCACCCGTCTGCGGTTTGATTCGTACTTCTTTGTTCTGAGCAATGGTGTTGCCTTTTTTGTCTCTTGCATAGACAGGCGAACCAGTCTTCTCGCTCTTAGCCATCTTTAATGCAGGATCATAATGCACAAAGAATCCGTTAGAGTCTAAATGAGCTTCATGCATTTTACCAGTCGCCTTTTTGTTCTTGAGGCCGACGATGACGCCCTCTTCACCTTCAGGCTGAAGATCTAATGGGCGGAAGTCATGGGTATCGCCATTGACTACACGGTACTTCTTGCCGCTCTCTTCGTCATGGATGAACTCAGGCAAGTGCTCTTTATGGCTAAATGCCATGGCGACGTTGTCTCCTCCATTAAGACGGCGACGCATCTGTTTCCAGTTGCTATGCGCATTGTGCACGCCTTCCTGACTGACACCAGTCGATGAGTAGGTGTAGTGATGGTTCGGAGCAATTGGATCTGTGTTGTTCTTGGTGTAGTCATAGAAGGTCACATCAGGGTGAGCTTCAATGATTGACTTGTGTACTCGTGGATTGATGTCAGATAGGACATTCAGTCTCACGCCCAAGTGGTTATTGTTCTGTGCGGCAATGGCTTTAGCGTCAGCAATCTCATCATGAAGTTTGACTGCGAATGAATGTGGATCATGGATAAAGCCCAGCGTCTTACGCAGGCTATTGAGTCGTGGGCCCTTGAACTCGGATAAGTCCTGACCACCGCCCAGCTTGAAGTAGTTGCCTGAGGTTTTGCCTAAGCACTCTGCTTTGCATGAATGGGAGTTCGGACAGGTGTTGAATTTACCCTTCTCAAATGCTGGGGCGAGAGCCAAGCCAGTAGTCTCAATGCCACGCCCATCAGGAAGCTTGATGGCTTCTTCTTCGCCCTTCTCGGACTTGATCAGCTTGGCGTTCTTACCCAATAGGTCTTTGGCACCGTTGTTCGTATTGCGACCAATGTGTTCTGCCAATGCTTCGGAAGCACGGATACTGTTCGCCGCTCTAGCTTCAGGGTGCAGGCTCAAATGGTGAGCGATCGCTTCGTCGAATGCTTTAGCCAGTGATCCCATGGTTGGGTTCTCATGGTCATATGGTGTGAAGTGTTCGGGCGTGGGAGCTGGTGCTTTAGCTGGAGCGATGGCGAACTTTGGCTTGGCACGTCCACCACTAGCCATAGCTTGAGGCTGACCTTGTGGCTGTCCTTGAGGTTGTCCTCCACCGATGGCTTGCATTGTCTGACCTTGTGGGGTCATCGATAGCATGTTGCCTTCAGGAGGAGTTGGGCCTTGTGGAGCTGAAGGGCCAGCAGATGGGCCAGCACTTGCACCGGGTAGACCGCCGGGAGGTTGCTGTGGAGCTGGCGCAGGCATCAACTGTTGACCGGGCTGATTAGGGTTCATGTCAATACCGCCCATTGGGCCAAGCTTAGGAACTTGTGTTCCGCCTACGGATGGCTTGGTGTCTTCCAGTGGAGTAGGAGACATGAATACTTTGGGCTCGATGTCCATGGCTTCATTGACGCCAATATTGTCCATCTGAATAGGATTACGGTTTTGTGCGAGCTCTATTCGCATCTTAGCTAAATCAGGGGTCATGGTCTTTCCTTGTACGTCTCCGCCTTTGGAGTATATGTTCGGTAGCTGTATCTTTGGTCTACGCTCGTCATCATCTCGATGCTCAGGGTAGACTAGATTGTGACTCGATGCTAATTGTTTATGCAATGCATCAACGTATTCCTGACGATCACGTCTAGGCAATTCTTCACGCAATGCACCCTTGTTAAATATTTGAATCAGATTCTTCTTAACGCCTTGTTTAGCTAGAGCTCTGTTGCGATGTCGGCCTTCGTGCCCAGTGATCATTGGTGTCAATGGGATGCCAGTCTCATCTGAATGTAGATGTAAGTAGGGCACGTCACTAAGCTTACCAATACTAGCAAGGTACCTCAGATAGTCATCGGTTGACATATCCGTCTTGCGTACTTCATGCCTTTTTACTTTGTCTTCTAGACTGGGTGTCGGTTCTCTGTGCTTACGGTCATTGAGGATAGCGGCGTACTTCTCAAAGTCGGCTGGGTCAATCGTAGCCAAGAGATTAGTATTGTTGCCGTCACCTGTAAAGGCACGACGTAGGGCGTGCTCGTCATACATGTTTTCTAGGTTGGGCACTTCATCAAACGCACGTTCCATGCGTTGTAGGCCATAAGTGCCTTCGCTGTTTAGGACGTGCTTTCTCAGGTTTGCGGTGCCACCGTCAGCCATGCGTTGCTTGCCTTCCATCTTCAGCCATTCTTCATAGGTTGGCTGATTGGGCGTGTGGACTCGATCGTATTTGTCCCGGTATTCCTTGCTCAGAGCTTCATTGTGCGTGGCTTTACGCTTGAACTCCTCTAATTGAGCACGGATGTGTGGAGGGACTTTATCTTGCACGATCAGATCCAGTTTTGTTTGATTGGTGTAATTATGCTATGGGCGGACAATTTGGGCAACGACCATCAGCCTGACACACGCCTAGACTCTCGCAACTCCTCTTGCTCTTTACGCCACTTGATCCAATCTCGGAGATGTTGGACGGCAAGTTGCTCCCATATCTCTGTGTTAGCCTGCACACAGATCTCGAAACGGTTGGCACTGACGGTGGTTTTGACGCCATCGAGGTTGACGACTTTGACGTAAGCACGCTCGGTCTGTTCAATATACATGTAGTCTTCATTGCTCATTCCCTCCTCCCTTTAGATTGAAAGTGTAGTCCGACTACACCTATGCCGCATACGGATTAGTCCTTTGGCGTTTATTGTAGATCTCTGCGTCTGAGATATCTTCGGCTTCGATCTCTTCTCTTGGTGGGGCGTCGATGCTGATCCATCCTGCGTCCCGTAAGTACCGTAGTCCTTGGCTGATGCAGTCCACGAACTCATCGTGCTCAGTTCCCTCAGGGAAGGAGCAGATCTGACTTACCATTCCTTCGGCCCAATCCCTGACGAATCCCTTGCGGTTCCCTGATTCAGGAACCCATACTCGTCCGGCCTTGATGATGTTCGCCACGATCGATAGGCGTTGGACTTTGTCAGCTCTGCCGGGGTTATATGCGTGAACAGGCAGGTGGGCACGCTGTAAGTCTTGGATCAGGGATATCCCGGCTGACTTGTCCTCGACTAGGACGAGGTCTACCAGCTTTCTGTCTTTGCCTTCCCCATAGACGACTTCGTACTCGTCCAGCACCTTTGGCCTGAGGTCAGGGTATTGGAGGTGCTCTTGCCAGCAGTCTAGGATCAGCACGCTCATACCGCCATCCATTGGCTTGAAGACTGCCATGGTGATCGAGCCTGTCGGATCGTTGTAAGTCTTATCGGATGTAGCGCAGTCATAGGACTGGATGATGTACTCCAGCTTGGGGAATGGCTTATTGTTGGGCCATAGTCGGAACCAGTCACGCTTGACGATGCCTCCTTCTTCAGGGTCGATGATCTCTGCGTGGATCTCTTGGCGTCCTAAGTTCGTGCCCTCGTACTGAAGGATCTGCTTCTGAAAGGATGGGGCGAGGTTGGCTACGTTCACATAGGTCGAGGCCCTTGTGACTACGACGTCATCTCCTTCACGCCCCAGTAAGTCCATGACAACTGGCTTAGGCTTTGGTGTAGTCGAGCAGATGAGCTTAGTTCTTTGACCGAGACGGATACCGAACTGGATCATGTCCCATGAGTCTTGGAGGTATTCCCATGCCGCCAGCTCGTCTAGCCAACCTCCATGGAACTGTGGGCCACGGAAACGCTCAGGTTCTGAGGCCGGAATGCCCTTAATGAATGACCCATTGACTAAATGGATCTCATGCAGGGATGAGTTGTACTTGAGTATGAGTTCTTTGGGAATGACAGACAGTAGGCCGGAGTCGCCTTCAAAGCAGGTGCCCTTTAAGTCTCCTGATGTAGGAGCGGACACTAACCAGCGTGTATTGGGCTCTTCCCATGCCCAGCCTGCCAATGTCTCTGCCGCCGCTCTAGTCTTACCAGCACCACGCCCAGCGAGCATGAGCCATATGTTCCACCAGTCGCCAGCAGGCTCAATCTGATGCTTATGCGCTTGTTTGTACCACTTGAATTGCCAATTGACTACCGCCTGAGCAATAGGGGTGAGCTTGAGATATTCCTCTGTTAGGCCCTGTTCATCATTAAGTATCGATTGAACGACACTCATAGCAAGCCTAATTCCCTTAAGCGTTTTTGAATGGCTTCCCAGCTTTCAGTTGAATCGTTCATTCTGCTTGTCTCGCCATCTTCATCGATTTGAGCAACTCCCCGAATACGTTGAGGTTGTTCTCCACGACTACAGGGTTATCGTCATCGCCAGCATGGACAAGCTTGTCACCGTACTTCTTAGGCTTGAGCTTCATTGCCGTCCACTTACGGGCATCAATACGATTCTTTTGCCACGCTAAGAAGGCTGAGTCCAGCTTATGGTCAATGATGTTCCCATCCTTATCCCGTACTTCGATGACTTCGGGCTGTTCATCAGCGATTGCGATGATCTCATCAGCCAAGGAGTCGGCTTGTTCCTCACGTGCACGTGCGTATTGCTCCGCAAACGTCTTGTTCTTGAACAACCACTCATACACAGTCGACTGTGCTGGCATCCCATCATCTTTGATTATTGAACGTAATGATTCCCCATGTGAGAGGCGTTCACAGATCTTGTCTGCTACCTCTTGAGAGAAGACTGAGGGTCTTCCTCCTTTAGATTTCTTTACTGCTGTCATCTCTATATCCTTTTCACACATTCGTTTCAGTGCATATAGGATGAAGTGTAATATGAAATTAGTGTTTTCGGGTAGTTCTCCAGTAAAGTGCCCGTTTTCTTTTGCGCAGGCCGCTTACCTTTTTTACTGGGTGTTTGATTAATCCTAGGATCAAAAGTGCTTTGTTAATGTACGGTGGATAAACCAGCAATACTT